TATCCATCAGCGATGAGTTGGGTGGTAAGCTAGCCATGCTTGGTGAAGGTGCCGTGTTCACGTTGGTTATGACAGGGATCGGTACAGGTCTTGCAGCATTTTCTGTTGGCCAAGGTGCAGCTGCAGCAGTCGATAAATTCTCTACCGCCAACTGGGCTAAAAAGATTAAAGATAACGTTGTCACACTGCTTTCCATATCTGACGAAGTCGGTGGCAAAGGTGAGATGCTAAAAGAGGGTGGTACCTTCGCGTTGGCCATGACCGGTCTTGGTTATGGTCTTGCAGCGTTCGCCCTAGGTCAAGGAGCGACCGCGGCTTCTGGTGGTATGGCTGGTGTACTTGAACAATTTACTGGCGACGGATGGGCGGAAGCAATTAAGGCTGATGTTAAAACATTGTTGTCAATTACTGATCTTCCAGGCGTCGGTAAAGATACCGCTGCATTCGCCCTAACCATGGGCGGTATCTCTGCCGGTCTTATGGCATTCGCTGTAGGTCAAGGTGCAAACGTTGCTGCTACAGGATTAAGCGAGGCCGTAGGGTTATTCACTGGTGAGGGTGATTTTGCACAAAGAATTAAAGACCAGGTCGCAACACTTCTATCAATTGTACAAGAAAACGAAGGTATCGATACAGTCAAGTTTGTTGCGACGATGGGTGGATTATCCGCTGGTATCCTTGCCTTTACTGCATCAGATGCTATTGGTACATTAGCTGACGCCGGACAAAAGATCCTAGGCTTCTTTGGTGTTAAGTCACCATTCCAGAAGATTATGGATGTCGCTGACAACGCTGATAAGCTTAAAGCTGGTGCCCGTGCCTTGAGATCCATTGGCCGATCACTAAAAGACTTCAATGATATCAGCTTCGACGGTGATAACTTCAATATGGAAGAATTCGCCGATGACCTTAAAGCTGCAGTACCTACTATTGAAAAAGCAGTTATGGGTGATGATGGCGGATGGTTTGGTACACGCATTGCAGGTCTTGCTAATACAGGTGACTCATACCAACAGGCTGCACGTAATATTGAAGCTCTGATGGAAGCCCTAGAACTAGGCGGACCAAGCGGACAAACTGCAGCAGCTGCTAGCGGTGGCGGTACCACTATCAACAATTACTATGGTGGCGGTCGTACGGTTCTTCCGGGCGATGGTGCACCAGGTCGAGGAAGAATACCACGGCCATAAAAAAAGGGACCTTAAAGGTCCCTTTTCTCTTTTAGCTATTCGCTAGTTTTGCAACTTTTAGCTATTCGCTAGTTTTGCAAAGTATGACATTGTGTCATCATCGTCATCAGTAGATGCCGATACAGTCGACTCAGACCCACCACCATACACCGGTGTTTCAGGGGCTGCAGCAAACGACCGAGGAGCTGCAGGTTCATCCAAATCAACGCTTTCCGCAGTGCTATACATCGCACCTTCTTCACCAAGGACACGGTTCATCTTAGCTTTCAATTCAGCATAAGGCTTGAAGTTCTTTGGATCAGTGATCTCAGCAAGTGAATTCAGGCTGTTGTAGATCGACTCAAGTTTGTCATCAGCTGCAAGTTGGGATGGACCATCGAACTCTGATTTATCATAGTTGCGATAACCTTCAACTTTACGGATTTTCAACTTGAAGTTGGCTCCAGCCCAGAAATCAAATGGATTTACTGGTTGTTCGTCTTGGAACTGTGGCTGCATGATATCCATCAACTTATCAAAGATCTTTTTACCATAACGGTACATAAAGACTTTGCCATCGTTTGCAGGATTTGCAGGATCCGAAATAACCATGATGTTAGAAACATAGTGAAGACGACGCTTGCGTTCACGCACGATCTTCTTATCTTCATCACGACCAGAATTCCACAGTCGAGAATTCATTTCGGAGACAGGATCATCTTGACCAATAGTGGTCAAAGAGTTTTCGATGTACCAAAGACCAGTTGGTCCTTTGAAACCGTGATCCCAGTATTTTACCCAGGGAAGATCTTCACCTTCGGCTGCAGGAAGAAAACGGATTACAGCATAACCGTTACCAGATTTATCGACAGTTGGCTGCCAAAACCGATCATCGCCATACGATTTCTTTTCACCGCCGCCTGCTGCTTCTGCAGCTTGAACTAGTTTAGAGATATCGGTTGAACGGGTTTTAAGATTTGCGAAAGACATATGTATGTTCCTTATATTTGCATTGTATGTACTGAATATTATACCATGTTTTTATCATGATGTAAATACCTGGAGAATCTTTTTTCGTAGCTTTGTTTCATCAACATCTACGAAAGGTCGATACTTCAGGAGTTTCCGCTTCAGATCTGGCCAGATGATTGTCTCACTGATCTTTGATCTTTCCACGAAACCGGTTATCTTATCTAGTATAACCAGAGTCTCAAGAGAGATTGTACCCTCGAGATACTTGGTTATGATAAGAGGATGAGGATCACCTTTGAACAGATCATCAAATGACTGAACCTCATCGTATAGTTTATTTATATCCTGTTCAAAGGAATATGAGATACTTTGCATAGTTTTTGACCACTTTGTATAGTGATCGCTATTTAGCATCTCGCCAATCCACTTCGTGTCATTCACAAAGTTGGAAACATAGAACTGAATAAGATCAGGCAGCTTATCGAATTTCTTAGCTGCCTTTGCAAAAAAGTACTTATCCTTGCGTTTCCAAAATGTGTTGTGCTTTGCCGAAGTTTTGAAATTATATTTGACAGCGTTATATGTATCAGACTCAAAGTGAAGTTTTAATGATTGATAGTAACGAAACGCATCAAACGGATCTATGCTCATAACGGTAATGTGTTTCCACCCTTCATCATGTTTAGTTCGATTGCTTCTGCCTCGATCTTTCCCTTGATCGTCGGAGAAATAAATTTTCCGATGTCTTCTGGATCGATACGAATATCTTCACATATCTTAAGGATTGAATCCATATAAGATAGGTTTTCGCTTAAGACAGTCTCTTCAACCATTTTTTCGAAACGTTTTTTTGTTAGTACAATATCGTCGTCGTCTTCCATATTAATCCCTGTAAAATAAATGATCATCAATTTGCATCATGTAAGTCATATGATCTGCCCAAAACGGATCTACATTTTTGGCGTGATAGTGGTCTGCCCCATCGGTAATATCAGCACCGGATTTATAAAGGAACATCGCTTCTTGTGCAACCATAACTGCATGCAACCAAGCTTCTTCATTCTTAGGTGCATCAGACAGCCCATCACAGTACCAACTAAACTGGCACTGATGACGAATAGGATTACCACTCCGGTCGACCCGAGCCTGCTTGACTACTCCGCATATAGTATTTGGAAAACGGTCATTCTCAACACGATTCAGTGTTACATGAGCAACAGCCATTTGGCCATTATACGATTGATTGCGTGCCTCAAAGTAAACATTCTGCGCAAGGCAGGTCATTTGGGCACCGATTGCCATAGCTAGTAAAGACATTATATAGCCCTCAGTATTACAGTTTCTTCGTTCAGACGTCCATTAGGAACAGCAGGTTTGCTAGTAATAGAAGCCCCAATGTGCTTCTCGATCTGCTTCTGACTTTTGCTTAAAACTACTTTCAGCGTTTCATCTACTTTATTGGCACGGATAGTGACCTTCGTAGACAAGTCAGGATAGAAGTTTTTGATAGATGTACCACTGACTTCAAAACCTTTAACAGCATCGGTCTTATAGATGATGAGCTGTCGATACTTAGTATTGAAGACATATAGTGTATTAGCACCAACGATTAGTGTAGGATCGATCGATGCAATCTTGAATTCTGCATCTTCCTTCTTGTACTTCACCTTCGCCACTTGCTTGTCCGCAGCCTTTGGCTTTTTGACTCGTGGCGCACGCTGTGCTTTTTGTGCAGATTTAAACGATTCAAGCTCTGACAACATCTTTTCAATGACTGTCATACGACGCTTGATCTCACGTCGAGTTAGGTGAGAATAACCTTCCACAGCTTGTTCACATTTTTTGTGATATGCATCGCTGTAGTCCAGCAGCCATCCCTCAAGACGACGAACGATCATGGGAACTGCAGCACCTTTGAGATCATGCTTTTTCATCTGGTCATACATCTCAAAGTCGGTTTTCTCACCCCCAATCCAGGTATCCTCTAGCTCATCAAGGTCGACCATAATGGTCTCATTGACTTTATTAAACAAACGTTGTTGGGGAGAGAGAACAATAACGTTTGTTTTTTCAGAGGTCTCAGCCTTCTTCGAAGCCAGCTGCTCTTTGCCTTCAACGACAAGAGCATCACAAAACTCCTTGAGAGCCTGAGGATACCTGGATACGGAACCAGTAAATTCGAATGTGGGTTCATTCATAAGAAGATATGCCGTAGCACCAAAACCAGAGTTCATGTTGAACTTGTATTCAGGTGCTGCGTTAGCCGCACGGATATCATCTTTGGAATAGTTCTTCTTGATGTATTCTTTGATGCATACACCAGTGTCCTTACGATCGATCTCGTAATGGAAGTAATGTTGAATAGCATGAAAACCACGTTTGTGGTCGACTGGAACTGCCTGCAAGCCAGTCTTCAGCGGACGACGGCGAGGCTGTGTCTTTTTCTTTTTAGGTAAGGCCATATTAGTCTCCTCTTATCTCTCAATCGTTAGGTATATTCTAACACAATTAAAAACGTTTGTACACACTTTTTTTTCAAAGTGACAAAAAAAACAGCGACTAGTGTGCATTGAGGAGAGAGAGGAGAAAACACACTAGTCGCTGTTGGTGCTAGATGATCAATTGAACTCTAGCACATTCTCAACACGAAACGAACGCCAACCGTCCGCCTTCGTATCGAAAACTCGAATCACATCCAACGTACGTTGTACGCCGATGTCTTCTGTTTGTGGTTGTTGAGCCGGAGGAATATTCTGTTCATTCAGTGTGCATTCCATCAACCGTTCTTCACCGTTCACCTTTGTGAATCGCACAGTGCACACGCCAGCGCGTAGTGCATCAACCATTTCTTCACGTGTCATAGTATTCATAGTATATAACTCCTAATTGTTTTCAACGACGTATGTTAGATAATCATTGTATGAAACACAATAATCATCGATATCTTCTGAGTATCCATCCTCTGCCCAACGGCCACGAATGAAAATTTGTGACTGGCGGACACGCTCTTCAAGCAGACATGCAGCATCGCGAAGAACATCTGCCATATTCATCAGCTCTTCTACTCCGTCACAAGGTGGACCATATGCACCGTAGTCCACTACGATAGCACCAGTGTCTGGAACGGTTTCTGCTTCGATCAACTCATCGATGAGCCGTCCCCAAAAGATGGTTCCTCCAACAGATGGATCATCCTCGTTTCCGATGTACGTACAGTACTGCACACCAAACTCATTAACAGAAACAGAAGTCTCAATATCAATAGCCATGTTAGCTTCTCCTCATTGTAGAATATTCTTTCGGATCATCTCCGCGTCCAACCGGGACAAGGTTTGATTTGTGCATTGTTGCGATTCCGACGATGTAGTCACCAGAGTACTTTGGGCTTTCTTTTTTTGCGCAGGCACCTGGAATTGCGTCCGACGTCTTGAGGCTAGGATAGTCCTGTGTATCGCGGATATTCGGTTTACTCGGTACATACTGTTCGAACTCCTTCTTCTTCGGTTTAGCGTCTGGATCAATTCCCATTTTGATTAAAAAAGCACGATGTTCTTGTTCAGCCTTCTGCCAACCAGGCTTACGTTTCTGCTTTTTCTTAGAGCCAGATAGTCTGACTCCTTTAATCATGTGCATACTCATCTACTTCTCCAACAAGTCAGAAGTCCCACCGATGATTGGACCAACTTGTTGATCCACCCTCAGCCACGTTTCAAATGTGATCGGGATGTCTTCATCTAAAATAAAATTCAGCCAAGTTATAGTAACTACTGGTGCAAGCATAATGCACACGACTATAATTGATACGAATTTAATAAGACGAATCTGTTGACTAGACATTAGTTCCACTCGTTGTCGAAACGAGTGGTGTCGCGATACACTTGACCGTAGTACTTCTCAGCGTACTGAGGAGCATCAGTCCATTGATTGTGATTTTCATTCATTTTGTCGATCGCACGATCGAACTCTGCTGATTTTGCGCTGCGAGCAGGACGGTCAACGACGTCAGTGTAACGGCGGACCTTAGCAGCATTAATTTGCTGACGACGTTTGAATTCAGCTGCAGCTTTACGCTTTGCAGCTACTTGTTTGATAAGTGCAAGACGAGCGGCTTTTTGTTCAGTTGTCATAGTCATATTGATCTCTCCATCATTTAACATAGGTATATTCTACCACAGTAAAAAGTGTTTGTACACACTTTTTTTCACTTTTTTGCAACTTTTTTTTAGCCAGCCATGATGTAGGCTGCCCATCCAATGATTACTGCCAAAGATGCTGTTGTCGACAAAAGGTTGATTGCTATATCTTTCATAATATATCTCCTTATACTGCGGCTGCGTATACGTTTTCGTTCCACTCAATCCATTCTCGAGCAGAAACTTCAAACTCTTCATCGTACAGATCTTGATCGAATTCGATACCAGCTTCTTGCAAATCCATGCAGATATCTGCGTCGACGAAATCCCAGTTGATGTTGCCTTCGCTGTCAAAGTTTTCTGGGTTTACAGTTGCAGCTTTGAACGCTTTGTCGAATCCGATGATAAAGTTAGCCATTTCAGTCTCTCCTCATTAACAGCTTATAGGTATACTATACCACAGTCAAAACTGTTTGTACACAGTTATTTTCACTTTTTTACAACTTTTTTTCAATTAGTGTACTCGGCTGGAACTGCACTTGCATCCCAAACGTATGGACTGCGTTTTTCATTGTCAACAACGACAACGTCCTCTGGTCCAACTTCAGTCCAGACACGATCGTCCATCCAGCGGTGGTAGTAAGCAGGACCACCCCAAACCCGACGAGCTCGCTGGTAAGTGGCTTCGTCCATTCCAACGTAGTGTACTGTTCTACTCATTTTCTTTCCTCCATAGAAATTTTCTATATAGGGCTGTTAACGAAATGCAATATACTCTATTAGACTTGCAAGTAGAAGAAACACTCCTCCATATAGCATTCCCTTTAATAGTATATAGGTCACGATGTCATGCATGATTAAACCTTTCTTCACTGAATTAAGACTACTTTCCTCATACGCCCAGCTAGTATCTCCAATCTCCCCGCACGGCCTTATTGACATTGCCGCTCTAGTTCGATTGAAACTAACATCTCCCCGTTTTCACGACACTGATATTTCACAGGCGAATTATTCTCGTTGAGATAGTGCTTTTAGCTGATCAACGCCTCTACACGGACGTATGAGGAAAAGAGTCTCCTTATGCAAACCTTTCTTTGGTTTCTTCAAACTGTTTCGCAAGCGACACTAGGTTCATCATAACCAACTCAGCTTCAAAGCTGCCCGCTTCTGCTGCATCCAACTTGCGCACTGCTTCTGCCATCATCTCTGCGATTGCTTTGTAAGCGCCCATTTGGTAAGCTGTGTTCATTGTAAAGTCGATCATTGTGTTGCCCTCTTGCTTAACTTATAATACTACTATAACACCACAGTGCAGAGTTGTCAACCACTAATTTTAATCAGTTCCAACTTATAGAACATATCAGCTTCAAGGTCTACTT